CCCTTTGGCTTAGGGCGCGACTCGATCACCTATCTGATTGCTAAATTAAGTGTCAGACTCGGGATCGCGCCACAACAATTATTAGAGCTAGATGAAGTAATGCTAAAGAACCTAATTAAGGTTCTACAGGATGAAGCGAAGGAGATGAGAGATGCCAACAGAAATCAAAGGCGGCATCGCTCTTCGTAAAGCCCTGAAACAATTTACTCCAGATTTAGCCAAAGAAACACAAAAAGAGATTGCAGGATTACTCAAGCCAGTTACATCAAAGGCTAGAGGTTACATTCCAGCAACATCACCTTTAAGTGGATGGGCAAAGCCAGCAACAACAGGGCGTTTTCCACGTTATTCAGGCGGCGATGCTAAACGTGGTATTGGATATAAAACAACTCCATCGAAGGCTAATCGTCAGGGCTTTCGTGCATTAGCACGAATTGTCAATGCTTCTGCTGCTGGTGCAATCTATGAAACAGCAGGTCGAGTTAATCCTCAAGGGCGTGTACAGGCAAAACTCAAAGAAGTAAACATTCCTGGCATGAACTCTGTTTATACAACTAGCACAGGCAAGAACTTTGGAAAAAGTAACAACCCTAATGCTGGTCAGCAATTTATTGATGCCATCAATTCTTCTGGTGAAATAAAGAACGCGTATAAGCGCGAAACAGGGCAAGCAGGTCGAGCATCACGCAAGATGAAAGGCCGAGCAATCTTTCGTGCTTGGGCAGAAGATCAAGGTAAGACTAACGCGGCCATAATTAAAGCAATCGAAACTTCCAGAGATAAGTTCAATAAAGCGGTGGGGTACAACTAATGGCATCAGCAGATGTAAGAATTGATATAGCCGCCGAGTTCACTGGCAAGAAGGCGTTTAAGCAAGCAGAAACGACAACTCAGAAGCTTGAGAAGTCAGTATCCAGATTAGGCAAGCAATTACTCGGAGTCTTTGCTGCTGGTAAATTACTTTCATTTAGCAAGCAAGCAGTTAAGGCATTTGCAGCAGATGAAAAAGCTGCACGATCTCTTTCTCTAGCATTAGCCAATACAGGCAACGCTTTTGCAGCCATCGAGGTTGAGAAGTTTATTGCAGACTTACAACGCGCTACAGGTGTCCTTGATGACAATTTGAGGCCAGCGTTTAGAACCCTATTGACCGCCACAGAAAATGTTAAGAAGTCACAGGATGCCTTAGCACTTGCATTAGATATCAGCGCTGGTACAGGCAGAGATTTAGGCGCTGTGTCTTTGGCACTTGCAAAGGCTTATGGTGGTCAGACTACAGCTCTTAGCCGTTTAGGTGCAGGTTTATCTAAAGCCACTCTCGCATCTGGCGATTTAGATTTAATAACCACAGAATTGACAAACAAGTTCAAAGGTCAAGCATTAGCTGCTGCTGAAGGTTACGCAGGATCAATGGCTCGCCTAGCAGTTGCATCTGAAAACGCTAAAGAGATTATTGGCAAAGACCTACTAGATGCTATGCAGCTTATTGCTGGCGAAGAAGGTATCGGCGGAGCAACCACAGCAATGGAAGGTTTTGCCACTCAGATTGGTAACGTCATTTATGGCATCGGAGTTCTTACAGCCAAACTCAATTCATTGCCAATCCTCAAGGATGTCTTTGGCGCATTTGCCGATGTTTCTAAATACAACATCATTGGATTATTAGGTCAATTAGGCTCATCGACTAAAGCAAGAAACGCAGGTACTCCAGCCCAATCCCCAGCAGAGCGCATGGCTATTGATAAAGCCGCTAGAGATGCTTTGAAGCTACAAAAGACTAACAACACATTAAAGACAATTGATAACAATGTTACAGCTCGAAAAATTGTTCTTTCAGGCGATCAGTTAGCATTACAGGAATTAGAAAAGAAGTTTGACGTAGAGCGCATTGGATTATTTGCAGCTCTTAATCAGGCAACAGATAGCGAAACACAAATGCGATTGAAGTCGCTTATTGCTATCCATGACCAGAATGCAGCCCTTGCAGGTCAGATTATGAAAACCAACTTAGCTGCTGATGCTATGGAAAACTTTGGCAAAGCCATGTTTGGCGCATTAGATGTAATGCTGAACTTTGGTAAGTTTGCTCTAGGTGAGCGAGATACATTAAGAGCGATGGGCATAGGTGTTACACCAACCTCACAGGGTTTCCAATCTTTTACGCCCCCTACAGGCGGTTATGAGGGCTTCGGTAGCGGTATGACCAATCTAGGCCAGAACAACTATGGCGGCCTTGCAGGTGCTGGTATGTATGGTGGTGGCGGTGCAGCTGTTATCAATTACAACATCAACGCTTCGGGCATAGGCGATCAACAGATTGCAGCAGTAGTTCAGGGAGCAATCCAAGACCTCAACAGATATGGGAACTCAACCACTTACGCTGGAGCAATCTAGTGGCGGTACCAGTAGTCAATGCTGTAATTAACTTTTCTACTGGCCCATCTTTTGCACAGGCTTTTATTATCGGTTCGGGCATCTTTGGAACAAACGTACTAGCTGATACCACAGCCGTTATTGTCGATGTATCTAACCAAGTAGATTCAGTTCAGACCACTAGAGGGCGCAACGCACAGGCAGACCAATTCCAGACAGGTCAGTTGAGCCTTCGCATTGTGGATCAGAATGGTGACTTTAATCCTCAAAATACTGCTGGCCCTTACTTTGGCTTACTCAGTCCAATGCGTAAGGTGCAGATAACTGCCACATGGAACACAGTCACTTATCCAATTTTTTCGGGATTTATTACAGGTTATACAACTACTACGCCTAAGTTCACAGGCGATATTGTCTATACAACTATCACAGCTGTAGATGCTTTCCGACTTGCACAGAACGCACAGATATCTACAGTCACAGACTCAGGCGCAGGACAGTTATCTGGCACTCGCGTCAATAAGATTCTTGACGAAATCGGATGGCCTGATTCTATGCGTGATATCGATGCTGGACAAACAACTTTGCAAGCCGACCCAGGTAGCGTTAGAACAGCCCTAGAAGCCCTTTTAACAGTCGAACTCAGCGAGTATGGCTCTTTGTATGTCGATGCCAATGGCGAGTTTGTATTTCAAGACAGAGCCTTCACAACCAGTAGTGTAAATGGTACTCCAGTTGTGTTTAGTGATGATGGCACAGGGCTTTCGTATTTCAATGCAGTCTGGCTTCTCAATGACGTTCTCATCTACAACTCAGCGCAGATTACTCGCACAGGTGGCACAGCACAGACAGCCATCAACCAGCCTTCAATCGATAAGTATTTCCTTCACTCTTACAATCAGCAGAACCTTTTGATGGAAAGCGATGCGGTAGCTCTTGACTATGCTCGGGCTTACGTAGCATCCAGAGCAGAAACCACAACTCGATGTGATGCTATTACCCTCGACCTTTACACAGACAGTTACGATGCAGGGATTACAGCTGCACTCGACCTAGACTTCTTTGATCCAGTAACTATCACAACCACACAACCAGGCTCGTCAGCCTTGACCAAAACTTTGCAGGTGTTCGGGGTAGCTCACAGCATCACCCCTAATTCTTGGAAAACCCAATTCACAACCCTAGAACCAATCATCGATGGATTCATCATTGGATCGTCATTGTTTGGTATCCTAGGCACTAGCGTTCTTTCGTACTAAGGAGATATAATGCCAACTTTTCCAGCAGCCACAGGTGATGTGCTTACAGCCAACATGTACAACGGCCTCACTGCCTTTACAGTTGGCACAGCTAACACAGCCGATTACACAGCAGTCTTAGCAGATCAGTACCAAGTGCTAGAGGTGATGAACAAGGCAACTGCTATCGCGTTTAAGATACCTACTAACGCGTCTGTTGCGTTTCCTATTGGTACTGTCATTACAGTTCTCAACATCGGTGCAGGTGTCTGCACGATCTCGGCAGTCACACCCGGCACTACAACAGTGCTTAGTGCTGGAGCAGTAGCAGCATCTCCGACCCTTGCACAATACAAGTCAGCAGCCTGTATTAAAACTGCCACAGACACTTGGTATGTCGTAGGTGCTGTTGCATAATGCTAAACACAATCTCAGGGATGCTAAGCGGTGGAGTTGCTCCTACCGATTTTGAGTCTATTCAGACTGTAACGCTGGGTTCTGCTCAGTCAAGCATTTCTTTTACTTCTATTCCTAGTACTTATACGCATCTGCAAATAAGATTATTAGCAGCTACTTCTGTAGCCGATAGATTTTTTAAGATGCAATACAACTCCGATACAGCCACTAATTACAATTCTCATTATTTAACAGGTGATGGATCAACAGCCTCATCAGGAGCAGCAACTTCTGCCGCTTGGGTAACTGCTGGCTTTGGACCTAACTCAACTACTTTCTTTGGTGTATCTGTTGTAGATATCTTGGACTACAAAGATACAAATAAGTTTAAGACAAATAGAAACTTAGAAGGTGCTGATATGAATGGTGCAGGTGGATATGTAGGAATGAGTAGCGGATGCTGGCGTTCTACTTCCGCGATTACATCTATTACATTAACTCCTTCATCGGGTAACTTTAACCAATACTCATCCTTCGCTCTGTATGGGATAAAATAATGGCTATTACATATACACCTATTGCTACTCAGACTTTGGGTAGTGCTGCTGCAATAGTTACATTTTCTAGCATTTCAGGAATTTACACAGATTTAAGATTAGTCGCTTTTTATCAGGGAACTTCGACAGGATTAAACATCTATCCGAACTCAGACTTTGGGTCTAATAAATCTTGGACATCATTGAGAGGAACTGGAAGTGCTGCCGAGTCTGCACGAGGTTCATCTATTGCTATTCAAGATTATCGAACAACAGCAACTAATTCAGCAGGTGAGTTTACTGTGAGCAAATTAGATTTTATGAATTATTCGAATACCACAACGAACAAAACTGTGTTAGTTCGCCGAGATATTTCTAGTGCTTACGCCGAAACTTTGGTCAATCTATATCAAAGCACTTCTGCTATAACATCATTAGGCATCTACTCTGCTAATGGTAATTTTGCAGTTGGCTCAACCTTCACCATCTACGGAATAAAGGCGGCATAATGGCTGATACATTTGTTAAAATCGCTACTGTAACTGTTGGCGCTGGTGGGGCGACATCTATTGACTTTACATCTATTCCATCCACCTATACAGACCTGCAACTTTTTGCCAGTCTGAGAGATAACACCTCTGCAACAGGTAAAGATTACAAAATTGAATTTAATGGGGTTACTACTGCTTACACATATCGCCGTATTTATGGTGATAGTGCTGCTGCTTATTCAGATACAGCATCAACTGGTCAATCTTTGACTATTGACTCAGCAAACGCGACTGCAAGCACATTTGCAAACTGTCTTATTTATATTCCAAACTATGCTGGTTCAACTAATAAATCTTGGTCAGCAGACACAGTTAGCGAAAACAACGCCAGTGTTGCCAATAGCGCATACGCAAATCTTTATGCTGGGTTGTGGTCAAACACCGCTGCAATTACATCTATTAGTCTAAAACCTGTTTCAGGTACTCCAACTATTCAGCAATACTCAACAGCAACCCTTTACGGCATTTCCAAATCATAAGGAGAATAAAATGGCAGATACAAAGATCATCGTGAACTGTGAAACAGGCGAAGTACAAGAACTCGAACTCACAGCAGAAGAAGTAGCACAGCGTGAGGCAGATGCAGCCGCTTACGCTGCACAAAAGGCAACAGAGGATGCGGCGGCACAGGCTAAGGCAGATGCTAAGTCTGCTATTGCTACACGCCTTGGCTTAACTGCTAATGACTTGGCAACACTTCTAGGATAATGAAGCCAATACTGTGCAAGGCTGGTCAGCAACTTCGTGAACAAATTGACGATTGCTTTCCTCATCGTGAGCGTAAGAGTGATGGCTGGATAGGCGATGCCGCACACTCCAATCGTAAGAGTGACCACAATCCCGATCCGTCTAACGGAATCGTCAGGGCTATTGATGTGGATAAGGACTTCGACTCACGCCCCAGCACAGGCGCTTATCTTGCCGATCAGATACGTCTGTGTGCCAAGAAAGACCGCAGAGTGTCCTACGTCATTTATGCAGGAAAGATTGCCTCAGCTAAATCGCTTTGGCGTTGGAGAACTTATTCTGGCATTAACCGCCACGATGCTCATATCCATATCAGCTTTACTAAAAAGGGTGACAAAGATTCTTCCTTCTTCCAAATCCCAATGCTAGGAGCAAACACATGAACATGAAAAACCCACTAGTCCTAACCGCTGGAGCATTCCTCTCAGCTTGGGCTGCGAGCAACTTCGATGTAGATTACCGCGCAATTCTCTGGGCTGTGCTTGCAGGTGTATTCGGATATGCGACCCCTAAAAAATGACACAACAAGACTTCTTTACACTCTACATTGCAACGATATCTATCATTGGTGGTCTGGCAGGTTACGTCATTACACATCTATTGGGAGAAATTAAACGACTCAATACGCGTGTCGATGAAATCTATAACATCCTTCTAGAGCGATAATTTTTGTCATGGCTAGAAAAGCAACTAACAAGCTAGTTGATGAAGGTTATTCCAAACTAGATGCTTGGGCGATTGGCGTACATGAGATGTTTAGAGCACTTAGGCGCGCCGGTTTCACAGTTGATTTGGCACTTGCCATTATTGTTGAGAAGTCTGCATATCCTGAATGGATACTGCCTAACCCAATCAACCCAAATATCCCAGAGCCAGACTGGTATGACGATGAGGATGAATGAAACGAACTATCGTATGGCCAGATTTACAGTGTCCTTATGAAGATCAACATCTCGTACGCAACTTTGAACTATTTGCAAAAGCGTTTAAGCACGATTCTGTCGTTACTATTGGAGATGAAATCGATCTCCCACAAATCAGTCGATGGACTGAGAATACACCAGGCTGGTACGAACAGACACTAGCTGATGACCGCGACCACACAGTCGATGTGTTGTGGCGTCTGACTCAATACGCTAAGGAAGCACATTCGGTGCGTAGCAACCATACGGATCGCCTGTACAACGTCATTATGAAAAAGATTCCAGCGTTTTTATCATTGCCCGAATTACGCTTTGAAAAGTTCTTGCAACTCGATGAGCTAGGCATCCAATTTCACAAAGAGGCTTATCCCATTGCTCGTGGGTGGATAGCCGTTCATGGTGATTTAGGTGGGCTCAATCCCAATCCAGGAATGAGCGCATTGAACCAAGCCAAGAAGGCAGGGGTTTCAACCATTATGGGGCATACGCATCGTGCTGGCAGGAGTGCCGTTTCTGAGGCCTACAATGGCTCTGTGAGGCGTGTACTCCATGGAGTTGAGGTAGGACATGCAATGAACGTAAAGGCCGCCAAATACGTTTCTATGCCCAATTGGCAGCAAGCCTTCGCCATTGTCACCGAGATAGGCAAGAATGTCCAAGTGGACTTAATTTACGTCGAAAAGGATGGTACTTTCGTTGTGTCAGGTAAGAGATATGGGCGCGCTCGTTAACGACGTGCGCACAGACATCGATGATCAAATGGATGCGTCAGAATTATTGCCGTTTCGTTATTGAAATGTACTTGACGTACCCCAATTAAATGCGACACTAATCCTGTACCCAATCAAGGGCATTGGGGCAGTTAGGGCAAAGCAATGAACTCATTAACAATCCTCACAGTAGTTGGAATAGCAATAGCGTTGTACTTTGCTTTCAGATGGGGTCAGGAAACTGGCTACGATGAAGGCTTAGTCGATGGTCGCAAAGCTGTACGCAAGTATTACGAGCAGGTGGGTAAGTGAAAGCCACAGAAGCGCTCATTCATGCAATCGACATCATGCAAGATCGTGGCAAGGTCTATGGTCATCCGCGAATCAATCAAGGTCGGATATCTCAAAGGCTATCCAATCTATTCGATTTCCCAGTCACAGATGCTCAAGCTGCACTTGCAATGGTCGAAGTTAAACTCGCCAGAATCACAGAAACGCCAGGACACACAGATTCTTACATCGATGCAATAGCGTATCTGGCAATAGCACTGCAACTTCAAACAGAGGATGACGAACTATATGTTTAATTTAGAAAACTATGAAACAGTTG